AGCACCACCACCTTCTTGTGAACCAGCAGCGCCCCAAGCGTCACGAGTAACTTGACCTGCATATTCTCCACCACCACTTGGGTGAGTGTTAGTCTGTGCATCATTAAGTGTACCCTTTGTCCAGTAATGATATGTAAGAGTCGCGTTGACCTTTGCTATCTGCCCTGTGTCTCCTAGGTTATAATCAATTTGTCCAGTGTTTAGCATTGATACCCCATGCAATGTATACATTGGAGTTATGTTGTCTCCTGTAGCATTACCTGTATAGAGATACTTATCAACAGTTGCAAGTGTCATAATACTTGCTGTGCTAGGCATATTGTAATCCCCTGTGCCTGTAGCATCGTTAAACACTTTTCTACTGTAATGTTCCATCACCTGTCTTAGGAAGTATGAACTATCTGCTCTAAACACAACAGGGAAGTTAGCCGAGCCGCTGTATGTAGCTAAACCAGGTAGATTAAAGTTCAGCCCCATGAACGGAACCGGAACGTTAACATTTTCACGCCCAGGTAAAGTCGCTGTCTCCATGTAAAGAGAATGTGACATCTGCCCTGGTGTTAATATAGGTTGACCGTTCCATGACCACGCTAATAGTCTGAATTGATGTAGACGTGCAAAGTCTACCGTTTGCGCCATTGTATAGAAGTCTTGAATTGTACTCATAATATTATTTATTGTTTATTTCTTTTGTTGATTCTTTAATTTACTCCGTTATATTAGATTAATTCACTGAAGTCTTGACCTGTACGTGTTGCTACGAAGTTGATCAATATAAACTCTGCAGCTTTTACCGGTTTAAGATAAATGTCAACTATAAGCTCATTACGATCTATTGCATCTGCAGGGTTATTGCGCTCGTCACAAATGATCATAAAGTCATATAAACCTTGTGTGCGTTTTGCATTATCAAATATTGGAGCAATTTGATTCACAAGACGTGTTCTTGTAATTGATGTATTTGGTTCAAACACAAAGTACTTAACTGCACGTTGTGTTGTACGCTCAAGAATCAAGAACAATCTTCTAACATTAACTCTATCAAACGCTGTAGGCTTCTTCTGTGAGGTTTTTTGTCCATAAACTACTAGACCTTCACCCGTAAAGAACACTATAGGGTTAATTGACATTGTGTAGAGATTGTCTCTTTGTTTTTGTGTAGGGTTAAGAGCTACATCTACATAACCTTGTAGTTTACCGCGTGTAAAGCCAGCTGGGGCAAACCAGGGCTGAGATACAGCATCGTTTTTTGCATAAACTGCAGCAATACCACCTGATAGAGGTAACCATATTGGTCTATCAAGACCAGCGTTAAAACCTAATCCCCAGTTAGCGTAAATAGCTGTATAACTATTGTCAGCAGCTGCAAGAAGATTCTTAAGTGGTTTGTATACAGCATCTGTAAAGGAGACATTCTTACGTTCTGATTGTTTGGCTGTGCCGTGTAGAAGTGTCTGTCTAAGAGGGTCAACAATTGCCATACAATCTTTACGTATTGAAGACGCATAAGTTTCGAGCACGTTATATACCGCACGCCATGATAAACATGCTGGTTGATCTGTGTCACCGAAGTTTGTTAAATTAGATGGTAAACGCTTTTGATCATTATAAGCACCGTAGAGATCCTTATTTGTATGAATCGTAGACAACCCAGCATCAATTAATATGTCAAGAGTGTAAGTGTCAGTATTCTCAACTAACCTTAACGCATGCTCAAGCTTTGATGCAACATTACCAACATCTTTAGTATTTACACCTATAACCTTTGTTTGATAAACACCGCTTGCATTTAAATATTGTGCCTCAGTAGCAACACGCACCTTAATTGTTGGGTCAGAGGATGTGCTTTCAGGATTGACCCATTGTAAGTCTTTTGATATTGCAGGGTTAACAAACACTTTTACACGTGAAGAAGATGTATTAATAACATCCTGTATATAGAAAGAACGCTTAACACCACCTGAGTCAGCAACTGATTTCTTATCAGCATCAAAGGAACCGATGTAGCTTTCTACTATAACCGGTGTTAAAAGGTTTGGCTGATAGTTAGAATGAGATACCTTAACAACACTAATAAGTGAACAATCGTTATAATAAGAAGCTCCAAAGTTAAATTTAGGTATATTTTCAATATCTTGTGATACTGAATCTTTACCATCAACACTGGATAGTGCACGTGTAAAACGCTCAGCTGGAATAACAACAACACCTTCTTGTGAATCAGTTTCAGAATCATGTTCATCTCTCATGATTGTATTATTAGCCGATAAACCTCTAACACCGCGGATAGATTGATAGGCGTTATCAGGCCCCCATTGAGTGTTGTCAGCAATATTAATATAATACCCTACACCCTTATCATCATTAGTGGTCTGTCTAGTATTGAGAACGATAATACCTGTATTTTCCATTAAGTTGTAATCATTACCCTCTGCATCAATGTATGATACATACTGTGCGTTTGTTGGGTTAGGTACTTCCTTTAGATCATCCCAATCAAATTCCTGATTTTCAACTCTCTTATATTCATCAAGTGTTAGTGTAACGGTACGTGGTGCACCAAATTTTACTATTTCACTACCATAAACAGTTGTGTATGTTACTTTTACTGATGAAACAGAAAGTATTGATACATTTGCGTTACCGACCATCGGGCGAGTTGACTCTACTGTGAATTCTGTGTTTGTGCCAACTGTTGCAACGATTGCAGTAACTGATGGCAGTGTGTGACTTTCAATACCTGCACTAAAATCAACACCTTCAATACCTTCATCTCCTAAAATATGAATAGACTGTACAGTTATTGCACTAGTCGCTAGATGAAACACCTCTTGTGTTTTAGATGCAGGGTAGAGCACTGCACTGTAGTGTTGGGAGAAGCCGTCCCCTGAACCAGAACCATATGGCAAACGAGTACAATAAAGGTTGCCGGGAGACTGTAGCACTTGCTTACAGCTTTCATAAAAGTATGCTTCCGATGTATTTGTTGGTATCCCGTATATATTTTCAAATTCTGTAAGGGTCGTTGGGTTGATAATTTCATCAACTGGACCCTGATTTGCAAACCCTGCTGCAAAGACGGCAGTACCTACGGGGTTTAAAGCGTAATTGCTTAAATCTATTTCATTAATCTGTACACCTGGTGAATTAATTGTTCT